CGAGGCCGTGAGAGACTGGCTGGGGAAGTACCGAGCGACCGGGAGGGACGGGCTCGATCAGGTACCGCCTGCCGTTCGCGGCCTTGTACTTGGGGGAGGGCATTAGTCTCCTTGCCTGTCTCTAGTAGCGGATGGACTTCGAGCCCGTGCGCGTCTTGCGCTTGGGCTTGGGTTCGTCGTGGTTAAAGCCCTCGTCCAGAGGTCGCCCCGCGAGTGTGGACGCCCCCACCAGGCCCATCATCATGGCCCAGAGGGCGTCGCCGAGGTCTGTGCCGACCTTCGGGGCCTTGCCGGGGCTAAGCAGCTCCATGGCCTTCAGGTCGGCGCGGGTCAGGTCCTCGTCGATGGCGTCGCAGGTCATCTCGCACGAGCTGAAGCGCCGGAAAAGGTAGCCGACCGGGTGCGTGGCGGGCTCGGTCACGACGTAGGCCTCGCCTGGCTGGTCGGTGGCGAATATCTCGATGGGCAGGCCGTCCACGTTGAAGCGCGGGTGTCGGGACTTGATGCCTGTGTGGTTGCACATGGTTTACCTCCTTGGATGATGATAGCGCGGCGAGCGGACGCTTGCCCGCCGCGCTTGGGTTTGGTTCGGTGAGTGGGGCTAGGCGGTTGGGTACGCGCCATACATCTCGATTGCCCTTCGGTCGATCTCGCGCCACATATCGCGCTTGTTTATGCCGAGCAGGTCCATCAGGGCGCACTCGATGCCCTTGCCTTTCGCGTTGAACGACCCTGCTGCGCTTGCAACGTCGACCATCTCGCTGGTGGCGCGCTTGTGCTCCCTCTGTATCCTGAGCAACCTCGCCTTTTGCGCTCTTCCGTTCCAGTGGAGCATCGCGGCGTAGTCGAGGAGCTGCTGCACGTTATCGGGCTGGCTGTTGAAGTCGAACATGGCTGGTCCTTTCGGCTTTGGTTGGTCTAACGATCAGCCCAGTACGTGTCGTAGCTGCACTTGCTCAGGCCGTAGCGCTTGAGATAGGAGCGCAGACGCTTCATGAACAGGGCCTTTTGGTTCTCGATCGCGTCTGCGTAGCGCTCGCACTCCTCGGGCGTCATGCGGCGCACGGTGCCCTTGCAATATGCAAGTTCCTCCTTGTACTGCGCCGCCTTGATGTGAACCAGCCTGCATATTGCATCTTGGCTGCAGTACGCCTCGCCCGCTACGTACAGATCGTCGATTAGGACGTCGGTAATGCGCTGCTCCCAGTCCTGCCCGAAGGCAAAGAACATGTTCTGGCGGATGAAGTACTCCTCGCTTTTGCTCGCGCGTCGGCACTCGTCGGAACGGTCCTCGTAATTGCGCTCACCAAACCAGAACGACTTCCGTATGCTCGGCTTGTCGAATACGACAATGTATCCGTCGTCGGTCTCGAAGTAGCCCGCAGCCATCTTGGTGCAGTAGTCGACCATGTGTTCGTCCGTATGCCAGACGAGCTTGTATTGCTCGCGGAGCATGGCGCGCTGTTCTTTGGTGAGTGCTTTGGCGGTGATGATCATTGTTGGTCCCTTCTGTTGGGGGGCGGTGGGGTCCGCCCCCTGTGGTTGCTAGTCAATGAGGCCCAGGCGCTTGAGTTCGACGTCCTCGGTCTCGGATATGGCGGCGATTGCTTCGGCGCGCTGCGCCTCGCGCTGCTCCCAGATGCGGGCGAGGTCTGCGGAGACCCTGGCGTCGTGGAGCTCGGATGTCGCGCGGCAGATGGCGAGCATGAGTACGGCCAGGGCGATGAGCTTCAGGGCGCGCATTAGCGGGCCTCCATCGCGGCGATTGCCCCGGTGAGGAGCAGGCGCATATAGAACGCCTTGGCTTCGGCTTCGTCGGCGAAGTCGTGGAAGGTGAGGGCATCGCCCTCGGTCTCGCGCCACGTGACGCGGTAGGTGGTATCCTTGCTCATGGTCATTTCCCTTCTGACTTGACCCTGCGGCCTCGGGGGCTCCATCCCCGAGGCCGCGCTTGTTTACTTGACGGTGACGCCCTCGGCTGCCATGCGCAGGCACTCGGCCACAATGCGCGCCTCGTTCTCGGGCGTCGCCGCGAGCATCCAATCGAAGTCGAGGACGCGCCCCGCTCCGCCGCGCTTCTCGGTCGGGTTGTAGTAGCCCCAGCAACGGCAGTCCTCGTCGTAAAAATAGGTGTCGACGTGCAGGCTCTCGGGGATGAACTCCGGCAGATAACCGTTTTTGACCCACAGGCGCATCGAGTCGTGCTTGTTTTTGCAGTCGGCCTTGTGCGTCCGGATCTCGATGACGAGCTCGCCGCCGTTGACCTGCTCGGTGTAGGTGCGCTTGCCGGTGATGGGGTCGATGGTCTTCTTCATGGTGGTTTCTCCTTCCCTGAGGCCTAGGCCTCGAACGTGATGACTTGTTCGGCGTTCTCGGTGTCCACGTCGTCGATGCACTCGCCGACGCCGACCAGCACCGAGACCCAGCCCGAGCCGTTGGAGTCCAGCAGGTCGCGGGCCTCCTCCTTGGCTCCGAGAATTGCGGCCTCGAGCTCATGGGGCGCGACGGCCTCGGCGTACTCGTATGCCCCGCAGGTCTCGGGCTGCTCGAGGTCGTCCGGGTCGGGCTGCTCGCCCGTGTCCCACTCGATGACGAGCAGGTAGGTCGCTCCGTCCTTGTACATGGCTTCTCCTTCCTACAGTTCGAACCAATCGAAGCTCTCGCCATCGTCGGGTTCGTACAGCGCTTCGGTTGCCTTGTTGGTCTTGGTGTCGAGCACGAAGCCCGCAAGGTCCCACTCGTACAGCTCCCACAGGGCCTCTACCGATTCGGTGAGGTTGTCGGACTGCATGAGCGGCTTGCGCTCGGTCGCGCCCCTTGCGGACTTGAGTAGCCCGCGCTCGAAAACCTGGTAACGCATGGTCTTACTCCTCCTGTTAGGCGGCGAGGTCCGCCGCGTAGATGACTCGCTCGGCCTTGCTGTTCGCGTGTAGCTTGACGAACTGCCCACGCGGTCCCCGGTGCAGTGTGAGCGTCTGGCGCTTGACTGCGCCTGCCGCCTCGGTGCGCACTCGCACCTTGGAGGCCGTCGCGTGCTCGACCGTGTAGACGACCTGGCCGCACTCGAGGCGCATGCCGTCCACGAACACGGCCACCGCGTCGGCCTCGTCGCGCCTGGTCTCCTCGGCAAGTTCGACCAGCTCGCGCGCCGCGTCCAAGGTCGGGACCGTGTAGGCCTCGCCCTCGATGGTCACGACGTATCCGGCGCCCTCGACCGTGTAGCCAGTGCCGTCGGACGTGGTCACGTGCCACTCCTCCGGTGCCACCTGGTCGACCTTGCAGCGATGGACCTCGAGCGCCTCGGGAGCCTCGGCGGCCTGCTCGACCGGCTCGGCCTGCTCGGCGCCTGGGGCCTCGAGGCCGTAACGGCCCCACCACGCGGCCCGGTTGGCCTCGCGGCGAGCTGCCTTCTCGGCTGCGCGCTCTGCGCGGCGCTGCTCCATGGCTGCGGCCTGCTCGGCGCGCATGGCAGCCCAAGCGGCTGCGTTGGCTGCGTGGTTGGCGTGACCGGCCATGGTGAACCTCCCTCCGGGTCGTCGTGGTACAATGGCCCCGATGGGCGGGGCTGCCGCTTCGAAACAACAGCCCCGCCGTTGGTGTCTAGTCCTCTGACCTCTTGGGGTTAGGGGACTTTCTCATGTCGCGGACAATGCCGAGGATGCTTGACGCAAGGTCGGCGATTGATGCCGCAAGCTCGAGAATTAACGCCAACGTTTCCATGGGGTGGCCTCCTTGGTGGTAGCGAAACTCCCAAGGGGCCGCGCCTCGGGATGTGCTCCCTTGGCGTGACTACACAGTACACCCCGTGCAGTGTGTACCCTGCGAGACGTGTGTATCTGCACATAACATACACAACGTTTAGTGTGTAGACGCCCGAGCTGCTACAATTGATTGCTTGACGTAAGGGGGAAAAGTGCAGGTAAACGGCATAATACAAGCGATTGTTACAAGGAGCGGGAAGAGCGCCAACAGGCTGAGTGCTGACCTCGGGAGGTCGCGTGAGTATGTGCGCAACGCTGCAGGCAAAGAGTCCCCGGCGCTCGCCACTGTTGCCGACGTGGCAGACGTGGCCGGATGCGACGTCTGCATTGTGGACCGTGAGACCGGCGCAGTGGTGGCCACTGTGACGCCTCCGCGCCGCGCTGCCGATTAGATCCAGGCGAGCGCCGCGCCTAGGCAGATCGTAGACGCTACGAGCAAGGGTAACGCGCGGATGTGCGCGCGATTAAAACGCGCGTGTATGCGCGCGCGTATATACACGCGACGTGAGCGCGCGACGTGAGCGCGCGACGTGAGCGCGCGGCGACTGCCCAGACCGCGAGGCCAGGGGGGGAGGGGGTAAATTCACGAAACTGCGCGACCCGTACCCAGCGGCTCCCCCTGATTTTTTTACGCGTACGAAAAAATGAGACCCGCGTTACGGAACAGTTACTGAACGTGTTGCGCAACGGGGGAGACCCGCATGACCATGCCCGCCATGGAGGTGGCGCATGGAAAAGAAATGCGGTTGGTGCGGCAAGACGTTCGACTCTAAGACCAAAAGGGCCGTCTTTTGCAGCCAAAAGTGCAAGCAAGCCCATTATCGGGCACGTAAAACAAAGATAGCCTTGCCAGAACTGAACATCGAGGTGGTCGAGGGCGGCAAGAGCCTGGGGTCCAAGCACCTCGTTCTTGCGCTGTCACAGATCAAGGGCGGCGTTGCGACGCTCGACGCCATGTCCCAGTGCGGCCCGAAGGAGTACAGGCTTCTGTGCGAGGTGCTTGCCGCCAACCTCGCGCAAGTGCTGGCGGAAGTGGGCCTGTAATGGGTCGCATGCCAGACGCGCACGCAATCAGGCGCACCAAGGACAAGGCGGTTATCATCCCCGAGACCGTCGAGGCAAGTTCCCTGACCCCTCCCGAGACGGTCCTGGCCCACCCGCACATGTCCGAGCTGTGGACGTCCCTCGTCGGCTCGGGCATCGCCTACGAGGAGCGCGACATACCGCTCATCGAGCAGCTGGTGTGGGACTTCGAGACGGTGGAGCAGTGCCGCGCCCGCGTGATGGGCGCTGACGGCCAGATGAAGCTGATGATCCCCGTGGGAGAGCCAGACCCCGACACGGGCGAGTACCTGAAATTCATCCCGAACCCCTATCTCAAGCAGATGCGGGAGGCCATGACCGAGGGCCTGAAGCTGGCGGACCAGCTCGGCCTGTCCCCGATGGCCCGTGCCCGCCTGGGCCTTACGCAAGCGGCTGGCAAGGCCGCAACGCTGTCCATCGCCGAGACCATCGACGCCCTCATGGAAAAGAGGGGCCTATGAGCTACAGGACACCGTGCGGGCGCATGTCCGCAGAAGGGGAGCGGCAGGTAGAGCGGGCAAGGCTGTTCGCCGAGGGCTTCCTCACCTACGCGGGCGAGTCGGAGCTGTGCGGAGAGCCCTACGAGGTCTCCGACTGGCTGATGAAGAACATCTGGCGTCCCATCTTCGGCACGGGCACCATCGACAAGCGCACGGGCAGGTTCCGCCGCCGCTTCCGCCGCGTCCTCGTCGGCGTTCACCGAGGCTTCGGCAAGTCCCAACTCGCCGCCGTCATGGTGCTGACCATCGCCACCATGGAGCCGCTGCCCAACGGCCAGTACGGCATTGTCGCCGACTCCAAGGAGAACACGGTGATGGTCCAGAACTACATCAAGACCATCATTCGCGCCAACAGGCAGCTCTCCGAGGCGTGGCACATCTACAAGGACGTAATCAGGAACGACACCACTGGCCAGGAAATTCACGTCTACCCGTACAAGGAGGCTGCGCTTCAGGGCAAGCACTTCCACGTGCTCATCGGCGACGAGATTCACGTCTGGCGTGACGACGCCGTGTGGAAGGCTGGCGTCTCTGGTCAGGCGAAGATCTGGAACGCGCTCACCATCGGCATCACCACCGCAGGCGCGAACCGAGACGGCTTCCTTTTCGAGCTGTACGGCAAGCTCAAGCGTGACAAACACGCCTTCGTGTGCTGGCTGGGCATCACGGACGGCGACGACCCGAAGAACCGCAGCTGCTGGAAGAAGATCACGGCGGCTGGCCGCATCACCATGGAGGAGCTCGAGGAGCAGTACGAGTCCGACAAGATGGACGACGGACGCCCCGGCAGGGGCTTCGAGCGTTATTACCTGAACCGAACTCCTATGGACGAGGTTGAGGAGCCGTTCATGCGCCGAGCCGACGTCGAGTCCTGCACACGCAAGGACGGTGAGCTGGACATGGACCAGTGGTTCTGCGTTGGCGTTGACGGTGCTGTGAGGGGAGACACCCTGGCCGTCGTCGCCGCCCAGCGCACGTCGGGGCAGGATTGGGCCTACAAGGAGTGGTGCTGGGAGAAACCAGGCCCCATGGAGGTCTACGACTTGACCGAGGTGGCCGACGTGCTGCAACAGCTGGCCATGCAGCGCGGAAACCCGATGATCGTCACCGACCCCGCCCGTATGCAGTTCCTCGTCAACTGGCTGGACCGCGAGCGTGGAATGGAGCTGGTCGAAATGCCCCAGCAGCCGTCCATCATGTGCCCCGCCTCGGAGCTGCTGGCCCGCACCATATCGACGCACCATGCGGCCCTGTCGCAGGCCCCCGTCCTCGCCCAGCACTGCATCAACGCGGTGTCCAGCGAATCGAAGGCATACGGTCGCCGACTAGCCTCCGAGAAGGGACGTCACGGCCAGGGAACCAGGCGCATCGACGCCGCTGTGGCAGCGGCCATGGCCATGTACTCGTACGACAACAACGAAGACGAGACCCCGAGCGTGTGGAGCATCGACCTGTAGCGGGGGAGTGCCCGCCGACAATCTCCGCCGTGGGGCTTTTTCCTCCTTTCACCCACGCCCGAGTGATCTCCCGCAGGTGACGCCTCTCCTGCGGGGGACGTCGGGGAGACCATGCCGCCCGTAGAGATTAAGGAGCGTCATGGGACTCTTGGACAAAATCTATAACGCAATCCACCCAACCTCTCCCGTGCCAGTCGCAGGCGGACCCAACATCGACTTCATGGAGGTCCGCGAGGGCGGCAAGGTAATTCGCTACGAGCGCGGCAACCACCGCGAGGCCTACTATGGAAACGCCTACCGCGCCTGCGCGCTTGCCAAGGCGAGGCCACTTGCGTCCCTGCCCGTCCACGTCTACGAGCGCAAGGGCGGCGTGAGGGTCGAGGCTGGCGGTTACACCGCCAAAGACCTCTCAAGGCTTCTCAGGACCCGCTGGAACCCGTTCATGACGGCCCAGGAGGGCTTTCGCTGGATGGACATGACCAAGGACGCCAAGGGCAACGCCTTCGCCCGCGTCGAGTGGTCAGGCCCCCGCATCGTCGGCATCTGGCCGCTCTCGGGCGAACCAGAGGTCCGCATGACCCCAACTGGCGGAGTGGTGTTCAGGTACGCGGGCGATAAGTTCACGCCCGCTGGCAACTACCTGTCCCGCGAGATCGTGTGGGTGAAGTCTCCAATCCTCGACGATGACGGCCTCATGGGCGTCAGCCTCGCACAACTTGCCGCCCGCGAGCTGGGGCTGTCCATCGACATCGAGGAGTTCTACTCGAAGCTCATCACCAACGGCAACCACTTCCCAGGTTGGCTCGAGACCGACCAGAAGATGGACGAGCAGGGCATGGAGCTGCTCAAGAAGCAGCTCGACGACGGCTCCGGCATCGTCAACGCTGGCAAGCTGCGCGTCTTCGACCGTGGCATGAGGTACCACAGCACGGGCTACACGATGGTCGATATGAGCCTCGTGGAGCAGGAGAAGTGGATCCTGCAACAGACCTGCCGAACGCTGTCCGTCCCGCCGCAGGAGGTCTTCGACCTGTCCAACGCGACGTACAGCAACATCGAGCAGGGCGCCCTGAACTTCGCCAACAAGACCCTCGTGCCCGAGTGCGCTGAGATCGAGCGCGCGTTCTCATGCGTCCTGTGGGACGCGGGAATCGAGGACGCCTACGTGCAGTTCGACCTCAACGGCCTGCTGCGCGGCAACTACAAGGACCGCATGGAGGGCTACCGCATCGGCCTGTACAGCGGTTTCTACTGCCCCAACGACATCCGAGCCAAGGAGGACATGCCCCCTTACGAGGGGGGCGAGCTGTTCCTGCGCCCGACCGCCTACGCGACGGTGGACCCCGTTAGCGGCGAGGCCGTGTACCCGACCTCCAAGGCCCAGCAGGACCCGGGCGGCTCGGGCGAGGACCCGGACGGCGGAGCTCTGAACGCAATCCACGAGGACATGCGCGCCCGAATCGCCGAGCGGCTGAGGAACAGCGGGGACTCCGAGAAGTTCAGGGACTTCGCCACGCGCGTCCTGACCCCGTATGCCAACGCCTGCACCATGGCGCGCATCGAGTACGACATCCAAGCCGACATTGAGGAGATAGTCGCAAATGAAGGACATTAACGTTTTCGGCCCAATCGGCGACTTCTGGGACGACGCGGCCACGACCGCATCCGACTTCGCGGCACAGCTCAAGGAGGCTGGCGGAGACGACGTGACGGTCCACATCAACTCCGGCGGCGGCGACGTGTTCGACGCCAACACGATGGCCGAGACCCTGCGGGCCTACAAGGGCCGCACCACCGCGTCCATCGAGGGCCTTGCCGCCTCTGCGGCGTCCTACTTCGCTCTCACAGCAGACGAGGTCGTCATCGGCCCGTCCGCGCTGCTCATGATCCACAACCCCTATACCTGCTGCCGTGGCGAGGCCTCCGACATGCGCAAGACCGCCGACCTTCTGGACAAGCTGCGCGGCACCATCTCCGCCCAGTACGTAAAGAAGACGGGCATGGAGCTCTCCGAGGTCGAGGCCCTTATGGACGAGGAGACCTGGTTCACCGCCGAGGAGGCGGTCGAGCGAGGGTTCGCGGACCGCATGAGCGACGCGGCCCCCGTCGCCGCCTGCATCGACGAGAAGATGCTCGGCAAGTTCAAACACGCTCCGGAGGGCATCGCAAACGCGGTCGAGGAGCCTGCGGGGGAGGTAGAGCCGACCATGCCCCCCAGCACAGGCGAACCTGCCACGGAGGCCGTGGTGGATGAGGCGGGGGCCGCTTCGCGCGTCGTGTGCGTGAACGGTGCCTTCCTAAAGGTGGAGGGCTAGAGCGCGAAGGAGCGCACATGAAATCCTCTATCGAAATCCACAACGAACTTCTCGACCTCGATCAGAAGATCAGGTCCGCCGAGAACTCCTTCAACGCCTCCGAGGGCGAGGAGCAGGTCGCTTACCGCGACGCCATCAAGACCTTCCAGGGCAAGAAGGACGCCCTCAACGAGATGCTGACCGACGTCCTCGCCGCCGAGGAGAAGATGCGCAACGACGGCGGCGTCCCCGTCATCGCAGCCGCCCCGCAGCCCAAGACCGTCGATGCCGAGAGCTTCGTGAACGCCTTCCTCGGCTCCCGAGACGGCTTCGAGGGCATCATGGACAAGTACGGCGAGAAGATGGCCTTCACCTACGAGCAGGTCATGAACGTCGCCGACCCGACCTACAAGCTCGCCGACCCCAAGAAGACCAGCTACAACCTGCCGTCCAACATCATCGAGATGCCCATGGGCATCATCGACGTTATCTCCAAGGGCACCACCGACTCCAACATGGAGTACATGATCCCGAAGTCCTTCACCAACAACGCCGCCGAGTGGACCCCCGGCACCGTCAAAGCCGAGTCCGATGAGGCCTGGGACAAGGACGAGGCCAGCCTGTTCACCCTGGCCCATCACATGCCCATCTCCAAGCACACCGCTTACCACTACGGCCAGCTCGAGTCCATCATCAAGAACGACCTCATGTACGGCTTGAAGCTCAAGGAGGCCGACGCCCTCCTGAACCTGGACAACGGCGCCACCAAGAAGGGCATCCTCAAGAAGACCGGCATCCAGAAGTACACCAACGCCGCTGGCGACACCCTCGTCGACTCCTTCCGCCGCATGAAGACCAAGTCCTGGATGGCCACCGGCATGATGCCGACCCACCTCGGCGTCCACCCGATGGTCACCGAGCACCTGGACCTTATGAAGGACGCCAACCAGCGCTACATGCTCATCACCATCAACGGCAAGGTCTGGGGCATGCCCATCATCGAGGACGTGAACCTCGTCACCGATCCGAGCGAAACCCCGAAGTACGGCGCTCTCATGTTCAACGCCAACGCCGCCACCTGGTACACCTCCGAGGCCGACGCCCTCTCCGTCGGCTTCGTGAACGACCAGTTCACCCGCAACGAGTACACGCTTCTGGCCGAGGGCGAGCACCTCATCACGGTCCAGCGTCCGAAGTCTTTCGTGTACCTCGAGGATGCCCTCACGCTGACGCCCGGCGCTGCCGCCGCTGCCATGGCCCGCACCAAGGCCAAGGCCTAATGACCCGCCTCGAGCCAAATACCAGGCTCCGCTGCTCGCTCGTCGAGCTCGATGAACTCGAGCTCGCGGGCGGGCCGTCCGCTGCCACCGTCAACTACGCATCCGATGGCTCCTCGGAGCCGTGGAGCGGTGGCAAGGTGGCCCTCAAGTCCTGCCCAGACCTGCTGACGGTCGAGTGGGAACTCAGCGGTGTGAAGGTCTCCGCCCAGCTCGACGTCGTGGCTTCGAGCTACTGCACCGTCGAGGACATCAAGGGCTACCGCTCCGACGTCTACGAGAACGACGTACTGGTTGATGAGACCGTGATCGCCGCCCGCTCCCGCGCCATCGAGACCATCGAGCGAGAGGCTGGCCGCTTCCTGCAACCCGTCATGCGCGTCGGCGTGGTGGACCGCCCGAACTGCTCGAACATGAGCGTCCCGTTCGTGGAGGGCCGCATGGCCACCGACATCATCGCCCCCGTGCGGGCCACGGGGCAGGACGGCAGCAACCTCACGGTTCGCAAGGCAACAGAGGTGTCGCTCGACGTCATCGGCGTCCCTGTCGGCGAGTTCGCCGAGGTGGCGCTCGTCATGGGCCTTAACCCGACGCCCTCCGAGATGAGGGACGCCGTTGTGGCCCTCGCGTCCTACTTCCTCGCCCCGAAGGCGGGTCCCGAGAACGCATCGTCCATGAGCACCGAGGCGGGCGTGGTCAACTACGTCCTCGCAGGTGTCGGCGGTGCCGCGACCTCGCTTCCCGAGGTCAACGCGGTCATCTCCCGCTACGGCGTCAAGCGCATGTTGGTCGGGTGATCCCGTGGTGTTCTCCGAGTGCATCAAGTACGTCGAGGGAGCTGCCGAAAAGGCGCTCGCCGACTGCGACCCCAAACCGTTCGTGAGCATCGGCGGCTCGACCACCGGCAAGCCCTTCGAGTTCATCGTCCGCGAGCTGCCCGAGTCCGTGAACATCGGCGACCGTTCGACGGCCACGACCATGGGCATGGGCGCGCGCGGATGCTACCGCGTCGAGTTCTCCATCGCCTGTCAGGCCTGGGCCAAGCGCAAGGGCGTGGACAAGGCGTCTGAGACGGTCCTCGGCTGGGCTGAGCGTTTCATCGCCGCCATCGCAGCCGACAGGACGCTCGGTGGCCTCGCCATCCATGCCGAGCCGTTCGTATCCCAGGGCGGAACCGCCTATGAGAACGATCGAGCCCTCTACCTGGCGGCAATGGACCTGGGCGTCCGCGTCAAGGCGGAGATAGACCCGCTAACCATCAACTAAGGAGATTCACATGTCCGTCAATCCCTCCATCGCGTTCGCGGCTGTAGCCTTGCAGACCGACCGCGACACCGCAGCCGAGACCCCCAAGTACCTGCACGGCCTGACTGGTGGCACCCCCTACGCCGTCTCCAAGAGCACCGCGTCCCGCGCCGTATCCTGCGGCAACCGCGCGGCCTCCAACGCCCGCGTCGAGTCCATCGAGGCCAACCCGACCGTGAACACGCTGTGCTACCCCGACGTGTTCCCGCTGTACCTCTACGCCGCCCTCGGCGCTATCAAGTCCAGCCCCGATTCAACCGCTGGCGCTGGCTACCACAAGCACGTCATCACCATGGGCGCCGACCTGCCGTACCTGACCCTGTGGGGTCAGCTCGACAAGGGCATCGGCAAGACGGTCGGCTGCCGCGTGGGCAACCTCCAGATCACCGCCTCCGGCAACGACTACCTCGACGCCGCGATCTCCCTCATGGGCATCGACTCCAAGTTCGGTCTCTCTGAGATTCCCGGCGCGCTCAAGGCTTCCTGCTACGACGGGCAGTTCATCACCACGGACTGCGAGTTCAAGCTCGACACCGCCAGCGCCGACCCGAAGGTCGCCCTCGTATCCGAGGCCTCCTTCACCATCGAGAACAACGCCGCCGCGCAGTCCTCGCTCGGTCGCGCCATGCCCCGCGACATCGGCATCGGCCAGCTGGCCGCTGGCGTGAGCGTGACCACCATCCCTGACGACTTCAAGCAGTTCCAGAAGATGCTTACCGGCTCGGAATCCGCAACCGACGTCTCCTCCAAGGTCGTCTTCGGCTCCGTGTACGCCAAGTTCGTTCTCGACTCCGACGCCAAGCAGTACATCGAGATCAAGTACGACCACGTTCCCTTCAGCGCCGAGTTCCCCGAGGCCGATCCCGAGGGCAACGAAGCAACGATCCAGTTCACCTGCGACTCCGCCATCGTCCGCGACGCGAAGTCCAGCCCCGTGATCATCACGGTCGTGAACAAGGTCGAGACGTACGACAGTGCTGCAGCCGCCGCCATGTTCGCCGCCGAGGCTCCCAAGGCGTCCAAGTAGCAGACGGTTCCATCGGATGGGAGGGCCCCCGAAAGGGGGCCTTTTTCATGCCGCGTCGGCGGGGGAGGGAGGGCCGATATTTCCCGCAGCGCAAACGGATGAAAGGAGCGCGCTGTGAAAAACGGAAAGTTCGTCTACTCCAAGCCCGGCAGCGATGAGGTCATCGGCGAGGTCATCTACGCCAACGGCTTCACGATGCTCGCCCGCGTCGCCCTGAGCTCCAACGGAATCAAGTACCCCGACGCCGCCACGGTGGCCTGCCTCGCTGGTCTCATCGCAGGCGAGGAGGCTGGTATCGAGGGCGTCGAGATCGGCAACCTGCACAAGGTCGATGAAATGAAGATCGCCCGCGCCATGTGCAACATCGACATCGACCTCGTGACCGAAGACGAGGACGGGGACGAGGAGGTATCCGAGGCCGACGCAAACCCTACGGATACCTCTGGCGAGAACTGCTAGCCCTGAGCAGGTACGGGGGCATGTCGGTGCCGGAGGTAATCGACATGGCCCTCGACATGCCACGCCTGTTCTTACAGATGGCATACGACGCCGAGCTGGCGGCGTCACGCGAAAGGGATGCGGACGGAAAGCCTGAGTGGAGGAAGCCGGGAGAGACGGCCGTCCGAGCGCGCGACAGGCTCCGCGCGGAACGCGAGGAAGCAAAGAGGCGGTTAGGGGTCGGCTGACGTGTTCTCAATCCGCGTTCAGAACCTCGACAACGTGATAGCTGGGCTCAGGGCCGTGGACTCCGAGATGGCGTCCGAGCTCAAGCGCGGCATCAAGGAGCTCGTGCGACCGACCTACGAGAAGGCGAAGACGTACGCGGGCGGCCTGGGCGCTAACCCCACGGGCTCCTACGCAAAGTCGCTCGCCCTGCGCACCTACGCGAACGGCGTGAAGTTCGTCTCCACAGACCCAGGCGGCGGCGTCATCGAGTTCGCCAATCCGGGCGCAGTGATCCTCGAGGGCAAGCGTGCTGGCCGCAGGGCTGGCGTACCGCTCGGCAGCGCACCGCCGCGCGCCCTGCTTCGCGCGCTTCTCGAGGACGAGGAAGACATCGTGCGCGAGGTTAGCGACCTCGTGCAGAAGACCTGCGACGAGGGGTTGTTGAGCCTTGGGTAAAGCATCAATCACAATCGCCGTAAGCTCCGTATTCAACGGCAACGGCTTCGACAGGGCGATAGACGGCGCATCCAGGCTCGGAAACAAGCTGTCCCGCATGGAGAAGCTGACCGCCCAGAGCGCCAACTCCATGACATCCAACATCGCCAAGGTCGGTGCCAAGTGGGAGTCCATGGGCGATCGGGTGGCCAAGGTCGGCGACAAGCTGACCAAGAGCCTGACGCTGCCGATGGTCGCTGGAGGCGCTTACGCTGGCAAGATGGCTGTCGAGTTCGACACCGCCCTCGCAAACGTCCGCAAGACCTCCGACCTCACCGAGTCCGAGCTCGAGGAACTGGCGAAATCCGCCCTCGAGCTGTCCAAGACGCAGCCCGTGGACGCGCAGACCATCCTGAACATCGAGGCCCTGGGCGCGCAGCTCGGCATCAGCAACGGGAAGTTGGAGACGTTCGCCAAGACCGTCAGCGGCCTGGACATCGCTACGAACATGAACGCGGAGACCGCCGCCACGGAGATGGCTCGCTTCGCCAACATCGTCGGCATGGCAGAGGACGAGTTCAGCAACTACGGCTCCACGCTCGTCGCAATCGGCAACAACATGGCCACCACCGAGTCCGAGGTATCGCAGATGGCGATGCGCTTCGCGTCCGCCGGTGCGCAGGCTGGCATGTCCGAGGCCCAGATACTTGGCATGGCTGGTGCCATGAGCTCGCTCGGCATCAAGGCCGAGATGGGCGGCTCCGCGCTGTCGCAGATCTTCGTGTCCATCGGCAAGGCGGTCGCCAACGGCGGGGACGACCTCGAGGCGTTCGCTAGCCGCGCCAACATGAGCGCGGAGGAGTTCAGGCGCGCATGGGGCGAGGACGCCGCTGGGGCGTTCAACTCGCTCATCGAGGGCATCGGCGGCGCGACCGCTGCCGGTGAGGACATGAACGTCATCATGGGCGAGCTGGGCTTCACCCAGATTCGCCAGTCCGACGTCATGCGCCGCCTCGCTGGCTCGACCGAGGCCGTCACGCATAAGCAGAGCGTCCTCTCCAGCGCCCTCGAGCTTTCCACCAGCGCGTGGGAGCAGAACACGGCGTTGCAGAAGGAGGTTGACCAGAGGAACGAGTCGATGGCCTCGCGCATCGAAGTCCTCAAGAACAAGCTCAACGCCATTGCCATCACGGTCGGTCGCCCGCTCGTCAACGCGGTCATCGACGCGGTTGAGGCGCTCGACCCGATGATTCAGGGCGTCGCCGACGCGGCGCAGGCCTTCGCCGACATGGACGAGGGCGGTCAGCGGGCAATCATCGCCATGGCCGGGCTTGCGGCGGGCGCTGGCCCCCTCATGTCCGTTTCTGGCCGTCTGATGAGGGGCTTCGGCTCCGCCACGTCCAATCTCGCCGTTTTCACTGACGCGATGATGAACCTGGACGGCGCGAACCTGCGCACCTACGGCAGCGCCAAGTCCTTCATCTCAGCGCTCGGTCTGTCCAAGAACGCCGCCGTGAAGGCCGCTGGCGGCGTGGACAAGTACGTCGAGGCATGGGATGCGATGGTCGTGTCCGCTGGCAAGGTCAAGAAGGTTGAGAACGCCATTAACGACGTGCTTGATGAGTGCGCCGGATCTTTGGAAAACGCGACAACCTCCCAGCTCAGGCGCGCTTCCGCGCTCGAGACCGACAGGAATAAGGCCGAGGCTGCGTACAAGGCCAACGCCAGGCTCGTAACGGCTTTCGGTGGCTCAACCAGGGAGGCCGAGAAGGCGGCGAAGGGCATCAAGTCGCTTGAACCAGCTCTCGACGAGGTGAGGGCTGGCGCATCTGGCAGCGCTAAGGTCATGGATTCATACAGCGCCAAGCTGGCTGAGAGCGCGGCAAAGGCCAAGGCTGCCGCCAAGAGCGCCGACGGGCTCGGACTTGCTATGAAGAGTGTGGCCATGCAGTTGCCTGGAATCATGCTCGCGGGCACCGTGGCCGTGTCGGTCGGTCTGTTCGCAGCAGCGTGCGCGAAGGCCGAGGAGAACGCAAGGCGCGCGGCGGAGCGCCAGGAGGAGCTTGCCAAGGCATCCCAGACGTTCTCGGACGTTGCTGGCGGCTTGACCGCATCCGCCGAGGGCGTCGCAACGTCATATGAGTCCGTCGCCAAGGGCGCTCGTGAGGCCATGGAAGGCGTCTCCGAGATGAACGCGAAGGCGCAGGAGACGTTGAGCCAGTTCGCCGTGTCGAGGGAATCGCTCGAGAACTACGTAGCAACCATCGAACAGCTCGGCAACAAAGGCAGTCTGACGGCGCTCGAGCAGGGCAAGTTGTCGCTCGCCGTCGAGGGCTACAACAAAATCACCGGAGACTCCGTATCTATCACCGACGCGGCTAGGGGCTCACTCAGCAAGAGCACTGAGAAGATTCTCGAGAACGCCCGCGCATGGGAGGAGAACGCCCGCAAGCAGGCGCTCCAAAGCGTCGTCCAGGGCTATATCGAGGCGCAGGTCAAGGCAGAAATCGAGTTGAAGGCTGCGACCGACGCCTACAACCGTGCGCTCGCCGACAAGGCGCTGGCAGAGCAGATAGCCGCGACAGCCGCGCTCGAGCATAGGGACCTGACCGCCGAGGAGATCGAGTTTATCGACCGCGCCCATCAGAGCGTCAGGGAAATGAGCGCCGCACTCGAGGAGTCTAAGACTGCCCACGAGAGCGCATCGCAGTCTGCCGCAGAGGCAACCGCAATGATGGCGCTCAACTCCTCCAACCTCGCCGAGAGCGTCAAGAACGACATTGCCGCGCAGGAGCTCTGCTACCAGGATTTCGCAATCGCGGTTGCCACGAGCCTCCAGGAATCTGGGCAGAGCGTCGGGACGTTCCAGGAGAACCTTGCGGCGCTCGGTGCCGACACCAGCAAGATGCGCCAAATCGGCTCTGCAAATTTTGACCAGCTCTGGAAGTCCTGCAACGGGGACGTCGGCCTGATGATCCAGAAGATCAACAGCTACAACGGCACCGACCTCGAGAACAAGGACGCAGACGTGCAGGCCCACGGCAACGTCCCAGACGGTTCCGCCAAGAGGGCCACCGACGACGCGAAGAAGTCCATCAACAACCTCAAGGACAAAGAGGTGAAGGTCGAGGCCAAGGGCAACTTCGACTCGGCGCGTCACTCCATCTGGGACCTTGGCAACGCAATCGGCAACCTGTTCAGCAAGAACCTGAACATCAGCGCCAACGGTCTTCGCACAAAGCACGCTAGCGGAGGCATAGCCCTCCATGCGGCTGGTGGCATCGCAACCCGCGCAACCGACATCACACGCCACATTGCTGGCGAGGCGGGTGCCGAGGCGATAGTCCCGCTCACCAACCGCCATTACGTTACGCCGTTCGCGCAGGTCGTGGCCCAGGAGACCGTCGCTGCCATGCGCGGCGGCAGCACTGCGCAGCGGGCAGGCAACACCTACGTGCTGAACATCAACGGCACTCAAATCCAGTCCATGACGCCCCGTGTCATGGAGGCAGTTGAGGTCATTTTCCACGAGAGAGAACTCATGAACATGATGGGAGTCCGCTAATGGCACAGGGCGTTGCAATCAAAAGAGGCTCCACCTTCTACGCCATCAACCTTGCGAGCTGGAAGGAGGACGTCGACGCGACCACGACGCGCATCCACTGGTCCTGCAACATCCAGTTCGGCAACTGGTACCTGTGGGGCGTCCGGCTCCACGTCGCAATCGACGGGCACGAGGTCGGACCATGGGACGGCGCCTGCACCTACAGGGGCCAGGTCGTCATCAACGTCAGCGGCACGCGCGACATCGCCAGGGGCGACGCGGGCCGCGACATCAAGGTTGAGGCGTGGTCGGAGTCCCGCACGGTGAACGGCTACGGAGGCGTCGGCATCACCACGAGCTGCCACGAGTGGCAGAACGCGCCCGCCATCCCGTACGAGTTGCCCAAGTCCCCGAGCGACATGACCGCGTGGCGCAACAGCGACCGCCAGAATGGCATGAGGTGGAAGAACAACCCCGAGGGCGTGGTCAAGAAGTACACGCAGCTCAAGGTCACGAGGACCGTTGACGGCGGCGATTGGCATGAGTTGAAGGTGCTGAACCCCGACGCGAAGGGCAACCTCCCGACGAGCTTCACCGACAACGACGTGTACGCCAACCACCGATACCGCTACGCCGTCCACGCCGCCAACAACGCGGGATGGACCGCGGCCTCGCACTCCGACTACGTGTACACGACGCCCTCCGCGCCGAGCGGGTGCGGTGCCTCGCGCTCGTCAGACACCCAGGCCAAGGTCTGGTGGAGGCTCGGCGAGCGCGCGGAGCACACCTACGTGAACGTCCTGCTCGAGCGCCGCACGGACGAGGGCGGGTGGACGCAGATCGCCACGCTCGGCGGCGGGACCACGAACTACACCGACAACGGCATCAGCGCCAACCACCGCTACGACTATCGCGTGAGGGCGTACAACGGCCTCTACTCGGACTACAGCACCCAGCAGGATTACATCTACACCACGCCCGCCGCACCGAAGTCCGTCAGGCTCGGCAAGATCGGCGGAACCAAGGTCAGGATCACCGTCGAGAGCGGCAGCAGGTATGCCGAGGACTTCCGCTATCAGGTCTCCGTGAACGACGGGCCTTGGAGCAACGAGGCCGTCATGGGCGCGTCCGTAGACGTTGACGCTGGCGGCGGAGCTGTCAAGGCAAGGGTGAGGTCGCGCAGGGGCAACCTGTACTCCGCCTACACCCACTCGGGCAGCGTGACCACCATCGTCCCGCCGAACGCCCCGACGCTCGGCGAGTTCGCAAGCGTGTACGCCCTCCCCGCCACGGTGGGGGTCGAGTGGGCCAGGAGCCACCCTGACGGCACCGACCAGAGCGCCGCCCAGGTCGAGGTGACAGACCCCGTTGGCGGCGTCACGACCGTTAACGTCGGAACGGCACCGCGCGCGGACATCAAGCTCGACAAGGAGGGCGAGTACCGCGTCCGCGCCCGCACAAAGGGCCTCGACCCCTCGTGGGGCGCATGGTCGCCGCAGAGCTCAATCCACGCGGAGAACAGGCCGCAGGCGTTCTTCACCACGCCGTCCGTCGATGGCGTGGTGGTGCAGGGCGTCCCGTTCACGGTGGAGTGGGACATCGAGACATCATCGGGCGTGAGCTCGCAGGAGATAAGGCTCTTGTCCTCTTCGGGCGACGTGCTCCACTCGGCGATGCTCGCGGTGTCGGCACGCTCGTACACCTTCTCAGTTGACACTTACCTGCCACAGACCCTCAAGGACTACACCATCTCGCTCGTCGCGCTCGACGGCTACTCCCTCTCCGCAGAGGCCCGGCGCCGCGTCAGGACCGACTACGCCGAGCCCGCCATCCCGCACATCGACGTGGTGAACGACCCGAGCGACATGTCGGCGCACGTCAGGGTTCTCCAGGGCGAGGCCGGATGGGTCATGGGGCCGAACGGGTTCCTCGTCAGCCCCGAGTACTGGGACGGCTCGCGTGACAACATCCCTGTCAGCGCCGGATTCAAGAACACGGGCAACCCGAACGTGGCGGGCATCGGCACCGTCGTGCCGACCGTGCGGCTTTCGGTGGCGCGCCTGCTCGAAGACGGCTCGCAGGAGATGCTGAGCGACGACCTTCCGAGCGGTCACGAGGTAATCGACCGCCTTCCGCCGTTGAACGTCGATTACACGTACCTCGTAACGGCCTACAGCGCAGCAGGCACCGCCACCACGGCTGAGATTACCGCGCACGTCGATTCGGACGGCTTCGAGGCGTTCAACTTCGGCGTTGACGCAGGCAGGGCGCTGCTGCTCGGCCTGGATGCCGACGCAAGCGTCTCTACATCGCTCGGAGGCGAGTGGTTCGAGTTCATCGACGGTTCCGGTTTCGCCTCGCTTCCCGCGTTCTACCCAGACGGCAGCATGAGCGCGAGCGGTTCGCACTCCTACACCGTGACAACGGCGGACGACTACAGGGAGATCGACGCCATCAGGCGCGACCGCTCCAACGCCGTCTGCTGGTTCCGCGACCACTGGGGAGGTCGTCACCGCGTCAAGGCCGACTGGACGCTCGGCTACTCCGCAAAGAGCTATGCGGCTTGGAACGTGAGCGCCTCGCTCACCGAGGCAATGTGGGAGGGGCCGCGCAATGGCTAGGTGGAGCGAGAGGTTCACGAACACGAGCTACCGCTTCATGCGCGTGGACCGTAAGACGGGGCTCGAGACCGCAGTCCTCAACGCCTTCAAGGGCGGAGTGGTCACGAGGAACGACGACACCCGCATCAAGGAGAGCGCCGAGTTCCCCATGGTCGGAGAGGTAGATTTCGGCCCCGACTTGGTGAGGGTCTACATGACCGTTGAATGGGCGGGAGGGGAGACCGAGGAGGTTGTGCTCGGCACCTTCCTCCCCGTTGTCCCTGGGCGTTCCATCAGGGCGGGGTACTCGACGGCTAGCGTCCGCATGTACGGTCGTCTGCAAGAGCTGATTGACGACCGATTCTCTGCCCCCGTGACAGTCTCCAAGGGAGAGAACGCGGTTGCGGTGGCGAAGCGCGTGTGCGAGGGGTGCGGCCTAACGGTCGTCGCTGAGCCTAGCGACTACACGGTCACGGACACCAGGGCTTACGGCATCGGCGCGGAGCAGAACAACTCTGAAATAGGCGATACGAAGCTCGACATGGTGAACGACCTGCTCGACCTCGCAGGGTTCCGCGCGGCGTTCACCGACCCGATGGGCCGAGTCGTCTTCGAGAAGTACCGCGACCCCGGCGAGATCGCACCATCCTGGTCGTTCTCCCAGGGCGACCCCAACGTTAGGTTGGACCCCGCTATCGAGGAGGAGCGCGACTACACGAATGCGGCCAACCACGTGGTCGTCATTTACGGGCCCGACGAGAACGGCAAGGTAATCGCGTCGGAGGCCTGGGACCGCAGCCCAGACAGCCCGCTTTCGACGGTGAGGCGCGGCAGGACCATCACGCGCGGCTATTCGTACATGGACCTTCCTCCCGGAAAGACCGATGGCGAGATGCAGTCCTATGCGGACAAGCGCGCCAAGACCCTGCTGTCAACGGCACAGTCGGTCATCTGGCGTCTCAGCTTACGGCATCCGTACATCCCCGTGAAGGTGAACGACACAGTTGACATCTCGTACGAGGCCGGAGGCGTCCAAGGAAGGTTCCAGGTCAGGGCGCAGACGTTGACGCTCGGCGGCGGTTGCGCCGTCGATTCGGAGGTGCGCGTGTTCAGGAGGAGGTCATAAATGAGCGAAATCAGCCCGAGGGAGCTGGCGGCGTTCAGGGAGATGGGCCGTAGGAGCGCGCTGTCTGACATGCGGTCCCGCCAGGACGCGGCGTTCAGGCGCGACCGCATGGTCGTAAAGGCCGTCCATGGAGGAACGGTCGATGTTGACGGAGGCTCGTCGGCTATCCCGATGAGGCTAAACGGCGTTCCCATGACGACGGCTTGCGCAGGCGTGCGCGTCGGCGACGTCGTGGTCGTCGATACCTACATGCACAAGCCGCTGGCGATAGGGGTGCTTGCCAGGTAGCGGGGGAACCCGGCAATACCATTCGCTCACAACGAGATTGGAGCATTTGATGGCAGGTTCTGAAGACAAGTTCCTCGTGCGCGCGCCATCGGACGTGACGTTCGACGGCGAGGTCTGGGGCATCGAGGTCAACCAGAGCGACGGCGGCAAGCAGACGTACATGATCGCAGGCGCGGACGGCAAGGCCGAGGCGGCTCGCGTCGCCAACGAGAAGGCCCGAGAGGCGTCCGAGAAGGAACGCGGCACTAACGAGGCAATCCGCCAATCAAATGAGGCTGAGCGCGCAGCCAAGGATGCGGAGCGCGACGCCGCAACAAGGGCCGCGAACACCGCCGCGCTCTCCGCATCGTCCGCCGCGCAGTCCGCGAACGCCAACGCCGCGAACGCGAACACGCAGGCCAACGCGGCCAAAGCGGCGGCGGCCCAGGCCAACGCCGCAGCGCGCCTGACCAAGCCCTACTTCATCCAGCAGTCCGAGCCGCCCTACGCGGACCGCGTGGACGGCGGCATGTGGGTGGAGACGGCGGGCACGGCGGTCAGGAGCATCAACCGCTGGGACTCCGCCAAGCAGGGCGCGGCGCTGTACCCGTCCACGACCACCTATCCGCAGGCATCTACGTTCCCCGCCCCCACGGGCGAGTGGAGCAAGTTCACCGTCTAGACAGGAGAGAGATATGGCAGAAGAGACCATCACCGCGCAGACCCCCGAGATCGACCCCGGCATGTCCGTCATGCCCGAGGCCCCCGGCCTCATGGACGTGCCGACCGTCATCCCGGAGCTGGGGCTGGCCGCGCAGGCGCTCGCCTCCCAGGTGAGCTTCGCCAAGAAGACGTGGAAGGACGGCAGCGGCGGCGGCACACCCGTCACCGCCGCCGAGCTGAACCGACTCGAGCAGGGCGTGGCGGACCTGACCGCCGCCGTGAACGCGCTCCGGGATTCCGTATCCCAAAGTCCGGTCCACTTCTTCAATACGGAAGGATCGAAGGGAGATGTGACGCTGACGTTCTCTAGCGCGGGAAGGGCCGTCGCGCTCATCATTACGGACGGCAACGGTCGCGGGAGCAGCATGATGTATGTCAGCGGACTGTCCAAGTACATCAACAAGTTGGCAGGTGACAGCTCGCCGTCATGGAGCGAAGACGGCTCCGCCCTTACGCTCAAAAGCACGGAATGGAACAACATCATCGTCGTGACGGGCACAAGCGTCGAGTTCTCGGTAGCCCCATAAACTGGCTTTCCGTATCCCACATCGACCCCGGCGTTCATATCCGCACATCGCCGCTCGGCCCGGGACAGACGCTGCACATCAACGGATCTGAATGGCAGACTTACCTCCTGTTCGGGTCGTCCAGCATCTGCACCCTAATCGAGCACAGGGGCGCTGGTGAGCCGACCGTGAACAAGCTGTCCGGAACAAGCATAACCGTGAAGAAGGGCTCCGATACGTCTATCGATGTATCGGTGGTCGGAATGAACGGGACCATTACGGTCTTCTCGTTCCGCGATTTCACCCTGACGCGTGGATAGGGGCCGTTGCGCGGTCCCGTCAGGAGCAAAGCGATGTCAGGTTCGCGGACCACACGGACTTTTTCGACACGTAGTCGTAAAGCTCGATTTTCTTGGACTTGTGCACGCAGAGCGCGTAATCGTGGCTCTGGTCATCGGTCTTGATTCGCACCATGATCGGTTCCTCGCCTCCGGACGTGACGTTTTGGGCGAGGGTCGCCGATTCGATGCGCGCGGAAAACCCAACTTTCTGGGATACGGAAGGCTAATCAGCTATCCATAGGGTGACGATGAGGTTCTTGATGCTCATGCCCGGCTCACCGAGGATGTAGTCGCCGGCGGCTGAGAACGGTCCGTATGGGGTCATGTTGTCGTAGTACTTGATGCAGATCATCTTCTTCGTCTTGCCGTTCGCAGCTTTGAGGTATTCGGGGTTCTGTTGGAGCGAGTAGTAGCCGCGTTCGCCGATCTGGACGTCTCCGAGTTGCACATTGACGGTCTGGCCTACGGAAGGCTATAGCGCGGATGCCGTTCCGGTGAACTGATACTTCTTTCCGTTCGACGTGTACTTGAAAATCAAGTACTGATAGTCCGCGTCGATGGTGACGTCACTGATTGTCGTGCCGTGTTTGATGAAGTTTTGGGATACGGAATGTTACGCACCCCAATTTGGCAAAACCCTGTGCACCTTGTTGCCGTTCACATAGATGATGAACGTGCTGTCCTTGGCGTTCCAATCAAAGGCGATCAAGCTGTCGCTGTCCTTCCCCTTAATCGAACGTTCACGTTGGGATACGGAATCACGCCAACAGCGGAACCACCGCCCCCGAGAAAGCCGCCTGCGCTCGCTCCACCACCGCACGCGTGCTCAGCAGGTAGTGGCGCCTGCACATCTCCACGCTCGTGTGGCCGAGAGCGACCGCCACGTCGGCGAGCGCCGCCCCGGCCTCGATGGCGATGGTCGCCCACGTGTGACGCAGGGCCTGCACCGAGATCTCCGGCAGGCCGATCCGCACGAGTATGCGCTTGAGGCGCGAGTAGATGCACTTCGGCGACAGGTCGCCGCGCAGCCTACCCGACCTGCGGTTTCCGCGCAGGCGGCGGAGCTGCGCGAGCGCCCATCGCGGCAGCTTGAGCCATCTGTCGGACAGCTCCGTCTTGCACGCGTACTCCACGACGGCCCCGCCCCTCACCGTGTGCGCCCCGCGCTGGATGTGCGTCCACCCCGTGCGCCAGTCGATGTCCGACCAGTCGAGCCCCGCTCCCTCCGAGGGCCGTAGGCCGAGCGCGGCGATGGCGATGCCGACCGCCTCCACGACGGTCCCCTCGATGGCGCGCAGCATCTCGCGCAGCTCCTCCGGGGTCATGCGGGCGCGCTTCTCCGGTCGGTGCCTCGGCAGCTCGATGCCCTGCGTCACGTCCCAGATGCGCAGCTGATATTTGCGGATGGTCCAGCGGTAGATCTGGCGGAAGGTCTTGAAAGCCTTGTCGGCCGCGCCGGGAAGCTCGATCGAGTCCACCCACGATTGCAGCTCCTCGTGCGTGATCGACTCGACATCGCGCCCCGTCCACGCGGGGGCGATGTGCTTGCGGATGGCGCTCTCGTAGCCCTCCAGGGTCGTGGCGCGAAGGCGCTTGGCGCGGTCGGCCATGTACATCTCTGCGGCAGTCTCAAACAGCATCTCATAGTCCTTTCAACGAAAAAATCCCAGACCGTATCCCCGCATTTCAGGGCGGAACGGTCTGGGATTTTCCGCGTACGGCGGCTCCCTCGGGGGCCGCTTTTTCATGCCGCGCCGACCCCGTTCGTGCGGGGGAGGGCGGTCGTTTCATCGCGCCTAGGAGAAGGCGGGAGGTGATTTACGCCAATGGACAACTTGATCGGCACCGCCGCCAACTACCTCGTCACCGCAGTGCTCGCCGCCCTCGTCGGGTGGCTCGGCTCGCAGATGAGGCGCGAGCGCGACGAGCGCGACAAGCGCAAGACGCACGACGACGCAATGGAGATGGGCATGCGCGCGCTGCTGCGCCAGCAGCTCATCGACTACCACCGCGACTACGTCGTGTCGGGCGGGCCGTGCCCCGTCCGCATCAAGGAGCAGGCCACGTCCGTGTACCAGGCCTACCACAGCCTCGGAGGCAACGGCACCGGCACCCAGCTCTGGGAGGAGATCATGCGCGCCCACGTGGACGCGCCAGACGACATCTAAGGAGAACCGAATGACCAAGCAATACAAGATGAAGGGCAGGACCTACACCTTCCTCAAATGGGCGGGCCTCATCGCCTGCCCGGCGATCGCAACCTTCATCGGCGTCGTCGGCCCCGTGTGGGGCATGCCCGACTGCGACGCCGTCGTGACCACCGTCAACGCCGTGGGCATCCTCATCGGCGCCCTCATCGGCTATTCCGCCGCCACCGCGAAGGAGGTGGAGGCGTAATGGCCAAGGCATTCGTAATCGCAGGTCACGGCGCTGGCGACCCCGGCGCGTGCGCCAACGGCTTCCGCGAGGCGGACCAGGTGCGCAAGCTCGCCGCCCGCATGCAGGCCCTCGGCGGCTCCGAGGTCATCATCGGAGATATGAGCCGCAATTGGTACGCGGACAACGGCATCGGTCGCGGCCACTGCCCTAAGGGCGTGCCCGTCATCGAGCTACACATGGACAGCGCCGGCGCAGGTGCTAAGGGTGGTCACGTCATCATCAAGGATGGCTTCAGCCCCGACGCCATCGACAACGCCCTGGCGGCGTTCATCGGCGGCTTCTTCCCCGGTCGCTCCAAGACCATCGTCGGTCGCGGCAACCTCGCAAACCCGAACCGAGCCGCAGCCAAGGGCGTGAATTACCGCCTCGTCGAGTGCGGCTTCATCTCCGACGCTGGGGACGCGCAGAAGTTCGAGACCCAGATGGACGAGCTCGCCAAGGGCATCCTCGCGGCCTTCGGGATCGGCGCGTCCGCCGCTGCTCCCGCACCGCAGCCTGCGCCCGCCCCGCAGCCCGCCCCCAAGCCGCAGGGCCTGGCCGTGGACGGCTACTGGGGCGAGGCCACCACGCGCCGCATCCAGGAGGTGCTCGGCTGCCCGTTCAAGGACGGCAAGATCTCCCGCCAGAACCCGCAGCACAAGCACCGCCTCAAGGCCTGCACGGGCGGCTGGGAGTTCTCCGCTCCCTGGGGCGAGCAGCCGGGCTCGCAGACCATCGGCGCGATCCAGCGCGCCTGCGGCGTCCCCGCAGACGGCTTCATCGGCCCCGACACCATCAACGCCATGATCCGCCACTTCAAGGCCACCTCCGGCGCGAAGGTGGAGGACGGCAAGCTCGACGCTTGCTCCCTGACCGTCAAGGCCATGCAGCGCGCGCTCAACGAGGGCCGCTTCTGATGGCAGGCGGCGTCATCGTGGTCTGCTCGCTATGCGCCATGGCGCTGGCGAGCTATCTCATCGTCCGTCTCAAATGAGATTCCCCCTCCACTGCCGTCATGGTGGTGGAGGGGGCTTTTTCTGTTTAACGGCCCTCGCGCTCCCACAAGCGGTCGAGCGATTCCGCGCAGGCCCCGAGCGCGGCGATGACGAGCGCGAGCCTGGGGTCTGGCCGCTCTGCGGACATGTCGGACAGGACGGCGGACGCGCCCTCTATGGTCTCGGTCAACTCGGGGATGGTCATGGGTTGCTCCTTGGTCTCGGTGCCCCTCTCTGCGGGGCGCTTCTGTGTCCCAAGTGTGTCCCTAATGTAGGTTCTTGTGAATCTTATCGGTCTGTTAGAATGTATAACCCGAGCTACAGACTCTTAGGAGGTTTACAGTTGCTTATCTTTCAGAACATGGAGATCTAGTCATATCAGCATTTCCGCTGGTAGAAGGCTTGCATAAATGCTCTGTGTCCCTATTTGTCCCTAATGTCATTTAAACGGGTCGCCAACTCACCCCAATCGTGCGCTCTAGCCATCTCTTCGACGATGATTTTTGCGTCCGCTTTGAGGTAGTAGCGGCCCGTTGTCGTGCCGTCAGAATGGCCCATCATCTTCTCGAGAATCTTGTCGTTGATTCCCTTGCTCGAGATCCATGTGCGCCACGAGCGGCGAAGCGCGCGGAACTGACGCGGCTCCACTTCGGCCTTCTTCAAGCACTTGTTGAAGTCTCGGCGAATCGTCCTCTGGCTCATCGGCTCGCACGTCCCCTTATCGCTGAGCCATTGCAGCCCGCCCCTCTCAAGTTCGTCCCTGATCTCGAGCAGGCGTATGCTCCACGGCGGAGGAACCACGACGGACCTCGGGCTCCACTCGTTCTTGAGGTCGTTCTCGCTCGATATGCGCCCCTCGTTGTCCACCTGCCTGGGTATGTCGGCGCAAGCGAAGGTCATGCCGTTGGCTTCCATCTTGTACACCTCGGACAGCATCGGTGCTACGGCCTCTCCCGTCCTGCATCCGGCTATCGCCGATAGAATGATCGCCGCCTCACATGGCCTGCCCTTGACCGCGGGCAGGATCTCCGAATGAATTTCCTCGAGCGACCATACGCCGCCGTCGTCATGCTTCTTCGCCTTGGTCGGCATGCGGTACTTGTATGACGCGACGTTCTTGTCGATAAACTCGTTAATCATGCACTTGTCCAGGATGAGCGATAACTGCGATAGCGCGCGTTTACCGACCTGCTCCGTCATCCCGTCGAGCCATTCCTGAATGTCGCTGTATTTTATGGCGTTCGCATATACGTCGCCCCAGCGCGGGCCGACGTGGACCCTCCATGTGGACATAACCTGGTCGTACGTGCTCGTCTTCACGCTCTCTCGGCTTCCGCGCTTGCTCGGGCGCGGGTTCTCGAGGTAACTCTGGTGCATCGCGTTGTATTCGGGTAGGAGCAATGAATCCCAGGCCTGGGCGATGGTCGGCACGGGCTTGTCCTCGCCATGGAACAATCTCAATTCCGCGAGCTTGCGGTCCCCGTCGCGCTTGCTGCCCTCCACCGTCATCGTGTGGCGCATGTAACCGCGCCCGTCGTGCAAGTCCGCCCAGTAGCGCAGGGTGCGGTATCCCTTGCGGCGGGCGGGTTTGTTGCTGCCCCATGAGGCGCGCGTTTTCCGTGGCATAATAGAAGGACCTCCAATCGACCCTAAGCTGACTTACCCGTCGTTGCATTCGGTTGGTGGTTGCGGCCCCGTTCCCCTGTTCGCCTTATTTGGGGGAGCGGGGCTTTACCGTTTTTTCAGTCGTTGAAGGGGGCAATCACATGAGGTGCAATTCCATGGTTCTGTTTTTCATACTGTTTCCCTTCGTATGGTTTACAGTCGCCGCCCTGTTCTCATCAGTAGGATTTCCCGTGTTCCCGTTTTGCTGATACGAACAGCATGACATCAACGAACGCGCCGAAGAGAAGTGTCGTGTAGCAGACAAACGGTATTGCGAACTGCCCAGATGCAAGCCATACAATCGCAACTATCACAAACGACTCAGCCAATGCCAGCTGCGTAGCGACTGTGTTCTTGGCAATGACACTGACGGTTCTGACTAAACCGTCTTTTCGTTCTGCCGGGGCTAAAACCTTAGCCCTTGCTGTGCGGAACGCCCTGTCTTTAATCGCGTTCGCCGTTTCAGCCTCATCGTTGTTCGACGCCCTCTTTACCAGTTCGTCGTAAACCCTCAAGTCATTCAAAACCGATTTCTGCCAGCTCTTGTCGCTTATGCGTCGTTGGAGTATCGCTGTTATCGCAGTGACTATGGCGAGCACAACAGAGGTTATAAACTCTTCGTTAATCGATATATCCGTCATGCCCTCCTAGTCCGTTTCTTTCCCTGCCTGGTTCCAGAACACGACGCCCAGCAGCTTAACTGGCTCGTCGTCCATGGCGATGATGATGTCCTCGTAGCCTTCGAGGTAGCTGTCAGGGGCGAGGATGAGGGTGGAGCTGCCGCGCAGATAGCTGCGAACGACGCTGCGGCCATCGGAGAACTCGGCGACAACAGCAGAACCGTTGTGCGGCTCCATATCGGGGTCTACGAGGATGTGGTCGCCGTTGTGGTAGCGGCGGTTCATGCAATCGCCCTCGACCGTGAGAGCGAAGCAGTTAGGATGGCGGGAGACGACGGACTGAGGGAACTCCGCCTCGTAGTCTGATTCATCCTCGTCCATACGTTCACCGGCATGAGTTCGACCGAGAACGCGCACGGGGACCATGGCGGAGGAGGTCTTTACGTGCATCGCTAACGACGAATCGTACTCAGCAACAATGTCAGAAGTCGAAACACCGAACACGCCTGCAAGTTTCTGAACCATGCCCATGCGTGGACTTGACCAGCCGTTCTCCCATTGAGTAACTGTTGATCTTGCAACGTCGAGCTTCTTGGCAAGGTCGTCCTGAGTCATCTTGTGAGCCTTGCGGTACTTGAGTATGTTTGCGCCAACGGATATATTCTCTCCTGTCTGTCGCGTTTGCCTAACATTTTAGTGTTTTTTACTTGACACGACAATGTTTGATTAGTTATTCTCAGAGCTGTCGAAAGGAGATGGATGCAAACGCTTAAAGAAATGCGTGAGTCCCGAGGCGTTACACAAAAAGCAATCGCGCAACACCTTGGCGTAGCTCGCCAAACGTACTGCCGCTATGAGAACAAGCAGGAAAAAATGACCATCGAGCAGGCTAAAGCAGTCTGTGATTTTCTGCACTGTTCAGTGGCAGATATTTTTTTGCCGCAAGAGGTCAATTAAACAAAAACTGAAAGGAGGAAGACATGAACGACATTCAGAAGTTCACCAACGAGGAGTTCGGCACCATCCGCACCGTCGAGCAGGACGGCAAGGTCATGTTCTGCGGTAAGGACGTTGCGACGGCGCTTGGATACAAGGACACGACCAACGCACTCAAGCAGCACTGCCGTGGGGTGGCGAATCACCACCCCATCGTTGACCAGCTCGGACGTGAGCAGCAGGCCCGTTTCATCACCGAGGGCGACCTCTACCGCCTGATCGCGTCCTCGAAGCTCCCGAGCGCCCAGCAGTTCGAGTCCTGGGTCTTCGACGAAGTGCTCCCGTCCATCCGCAAGCAGGGTGCATACGTCTACAGCAACGGCACCGAGTCCGACGACGTTCTCATGGCCCGTGGTCTTCTTGCTGCGCAAACCATCATTGACAAGAAGAACGCCGTCATCGAGGGTCAGCAGCGCGAGATCGCAGAACTTCGCCACAAGGCGCTGTTCGCCGATGCGGTTGCCGCATCCGATGGCACCTGCCTGGTCGGCGAGCTCGCAAAGATGATGCGCCAGAACGGTGTCAAGGTCGGCCAGAACCGACTGTTCGAGTGGCTGCGCCGCGACGGGTTCCTCGGCAAGACCGGCTCCAACTACAACGTCCCAACGCAGATGGCGATGGAGCGCGGCCTGTTCCGCATCAAGGAGACCGCAGTCACCCATTCCGATGGCCATGTGACCGTCAACCGCACACCCAAGGCCACGGGCAAAGGCCAACGCTACTTCATCGACCTGCACTTCGTGCTCACGCGCACCTATTCAATCGTTGCCTCAAATCTGTTTTTCCACGAAGCCAAAGACGATCTCAAGTCCCCAGAGCACCGCTTGAAGCTCGCTAAAAGCGCGTTCAATCTCATTGCCGTATGCGAGGCGATCGTCGGCCTCGTCGATGAAGACGAGCGCGAGAAGGCGCTTGCGGAAGTCAAAGATGACGTCCGTCCAGTTGACAAGGATGAGTTGTTTGAACGTCTTCTTAAAGAGCTCCTGAAATAACCCAATCCCATGAGCCCCGTGCCCGGGCGGTGCCGAACTTCTGAATACGAGAAGTATGGCTAACACCGGTGCCGTCCGAGCGCGGGGCTCGGCCTTCTGCGCGGTGCGCTCCGATAGTGCCTCCTTACCCAACTGCCCATTTCACGATGACGGGACGGAGCGCACCGCATAGCAGCCGTTTGCATGGGCGCGTCTGGAGATACATCAAAAGCAATGTGTCGGCATGTCAACCAGTCGCGTCCATGCGGGCGACCGCGAGAACTTTGAGAACCGAATAGCGATGGGGCCTCACGCGGCCCCTGAGAAATTGCGTGATAGCGCAGCCGTCCACGCGAAAAGCGGAAGCGGAATGGACGGCATGAGCAAGGCGCGCGTAGCTCAGCCGGATAGAGCGACGGTCTCCTAAACCGTAGGTCGGCGGTTCAAGCCCGCCCGCGCGCACCAATACCTATGAAAAGGAGATACATGATTCGACTCATCATCGGCGCGGGCCTCGGCCTTATGGGCGGCATCGCAGCCGTCGCCATGAAGCGCGCCAACAAGAAGGCCGACGAGGACGGCAGGGAGTGGGTCAGCTACGGCGACGTCAGACGCTGGCCAGTCCCCGCAGCCATCATCCCCGTCGTCCTCGGCGGCGTCGTGATCGCCCTTGGCAGCTTCTACGCGCAGGACATCGGCGAGGCCGTGGTGCTGCGTAACTTCGGCGGCTCCATCGCCGGGCACACGTCCGAGGCTGGCCTCCACCTCAAGGCACCTTGGCAGGACGCGATCGGCTGGGACATCCGCAACCGCCAGATCAACTTCTTCAAGGACTCCAAATACGCCTACGACGGCGGCTCCTACGAGGGGGCCGAGGTCTCGATCAACGACGCCTCCGGCACCAAGGCCAACATCGACATCCAGGTCATCTACAGCCTCGACGCCGACAAGGTGGAGGACCTTTACGCCGAGTACGGCACGCAGGAGGCGTTCGTCACCAACTACGTCTCCAACGACCTGCGCGCCACGGCCCGAGAGGTTGCTGGCAAGTACGACACGCTGACCCTGCTCACCGACCGCGCCAAGTTCACCGACGCGGTGCAGGCCGCTCTCGCCGAGCAATGGAAGGGCAAGGGCGTCATCGTGGAGCAGGTGCAGGTTCAGGACATCCGGTACGCGAAGTCCATCACGAGCGCCTACGCCGACGCCCAGAGCGCCGAGGTGGCCAAGCAGAAGGCGCTGAACGCGCAGGAGACCGCGAAGGTCGAGGCCGAGACGAAGAAGATCGAGGCCCAGGGCGAGGCCGACGCCAACGCCATCATGACCCAGTCGCTCACGCCCGAGGTGCTGGAGCAGCGCTACATCGACGCGCTCAAGAGCATCGGCAAGAACGGCAACCTCGTCGTGGTGCCCGAGGGCTCGCAGCCCATCGTCGGCAAGTAAACAAAAGTCCCCTCCGCCAGACCAACAGCAGAAGGGGACAGCCAATCAACCAGAAAGGCAGGTGCATTATACCCCAAGCGTATGTGGAGGTTTTGTGTCCGATTCTGAAATGAAACTCAACGGTGTTTCACGGGATGAAAAGCGCAGGTGGACGGACGCAGAGGTGCGCTACCTGTCGGCTCACAGGGCCGATGGGTCGCACCTCATCGCCCATGTCCTCAAGCGCACACCGCTGAGCGTGAGGGTCAAGGCAGCCCGACTGCACATATCCCTCGACCGCAAGCCCATGAAGGTGTGCCCGATCTGCGGGACGTACTTCGTGCGCGACAACAAGGCGGGCCGCTACGGCATGTGCCAGGTCTGCTGGGAGAGACGCAAGGCCGACGCCATGCGCGAGAGGGCGGCGGAGAGAGCCGCCCAGAGGGACTACGACAACGCGAAACACCGCAAGAACACCGGAGGCGCTTGATGGTCAAAGCCATATGCCCCCGTTGCGGGAAGCTCCACCAGAAGGGCCAGAGGTGCCCATGCTCGCCGTCCAAATCGAACTGGCGGCGCAGCAAGGATCAGGAGCGCAGTCGCAAATCCGATAACCCGTGGAGGGCGGGATACTCCTCCAAGCAATACCAACAGGCGCGCCAGACCGTCCTCGAGATGACGGGCGGCAGGTGCGCAGTAAGCGGCATACAGATCGCCGACAAGGTGCATGGCCGATGGGTCATGCGCGGAAACGGCGGCATCCACCACGTCGTGCCCCTGTCCCGAGGGGGCACCAACGACGTGTCAAATCTCGTGCCACTAGAAACAGCAACCCACAACCACATAGAAGCAGAAAGGAGGCGCAGGGATGCAGCTCACCGCTAAGGACCCAACCACCCAGCTCATAGACGAGCTCGACGAGGTTATCGCAAACTTCAAGAAGCGCATGGCCGAGCAGCCCATGCCATGCGGTAGCCGCGCCCTGGCGTTCGCAATGCAGGCGGGTCTCCCGCCGCGCATGACCTACAACGTCAGCGACACGGCAAAGTACCTCGGCGTCGATGTAAAGACCTTGCGCGAGGAACACAAGGCTGGGCGCCTGGCGTTCATTATCCCAGTTGGGCAGGAGCGCGGCGCGCGGATAAAGGTGGATGAGGTGGACCGATGGCTCGCAGAGAACTGATAAACCGCCTCGAGTTCTTCATCCCGACCAACCGCGTCGCAAAGAACGGGCGCAAGCAGGGGATGGACGGCCTCAACGAGATCGTCCGCCAGTCGCGCGGAAACGTACACCTGGCGAACAAGCGCAAATATGAGAACGAGCGCCACGTCGCCAAGTACGCCCTCGAGGCCATGAAGGAGGCGGGCTGGGTTGCGGACGAGCGCCTGTGCTTCGTAGAGCTGACCTTCATCGAGCCCGACAAGCGCCGAGACGACGACAACGTTTTCGCGGGTGCCAAGTACATCCTCGACGCGCTGTGCCGCCCGCACCCGCGCGGTGGCCGAATCATCCACTCCAACGGCGTCGGCGCGTTCTTCGACGACGACCCGTTCCACATCGCGCTGCATTGCAAGCGCGGAGATCCTGACAAGCAGAACCCCGGCGTAAAGGTCCGTATCACGAGGATGGTGGAAGATGGCAGTTAAGGGAGAGGGGACGCTGTTCACGCTCGTGAGGACCCCTGACGGGGACCGCGAGGCGTGGCTGGACCAGCGGCGCAAGGGCGTCGGCGGGTCTGACGTGGCGGCGATCATGGGGCTGTCCCCATACCGTGGCGCATATGAGGTCTGGGCCGAGAAGTCGGGCCTCATCGAAGCACCCGACATATCGGACAAGCCAGCAGTTATCTGGGGCAATATCCTAGAGCCCGTGGTAGGCGAGCATTACGCCGAGAACCATCCGGACCGAGAGGTGCGCAGGCTCAACGCCGTGTGCCAGTCCATCGAGCGGCCCTGGGCTCAGGCGTCGCTGGACTACGAGGTGAAGGACCCCGAGCTTGGTTGGGGTGTCCTCGAGATCAAGACTGCTGGCCAGCGCAGCGAGGACAAGTGGGACGACGGCGTTCCGCTGTTCTACCAGACGCAGGTTGCCCACTACCTGTCCGTGACGGGCCGCGCCTTCGCTGACGTGGCCGTACTCATCGGCGGGCAGGACTACCGCGAATACCGCCTCATGCGCGACGAGGACGACATTCGCGCCGTCGAAAGCGCCGTGGACGAGTTCTGGCAGCGCGTGCAGACGGGCGAGGAGCCTCCAGTTGACGGCTCTCCGGGCGAGGCCGAGGCCCTGCTCAAGCGCCACCAGACGAGCGACGGCGAGGTTTGGGTTTGCGACGACATGCCGCGCGAGGTCGCCGACTACATCTACTACAAGGAGACGGCAGACGCGGCCAAGGCCCGGCTCGAAAAGGCAAGCAACGCCCTCAAGCAGCTCATAGGAGACCGCAAGGGCATCAAGTGCCCCGACTACACGGTCACTTGGCCGCGCGGTACCAAAAAGACATTCGACAAAAAGCGATTCATGGACGAGCAACCGGACCTGTACGAGCAGTACGTCAACGTAGGTCCGTCCAACTCAGGTATCAGGATCAGAGAAAGGAAGAAGTAATGGGAGCAATCTCAAAGGCCGGCGGAGAGATCGCCAACGGCAAGAAGGACACGTTCAAGGACTACATGCAGAAGCTCGCCCCGACGTTCCAGTCGGTCATGCCGAAGGGCTTCACCTCCGAACGCCTGGTGCAGATGGCAATCAGCGCCCGCAACCAGACCCCGAAACTCGCCGAATGCGACATGAGCAGCTTCCTCAGCTGCTGCCTGCGCTGCGCGTCCCTGGGCCTCGAGCCCAGCGCCGTTGACGGCCTCGGCAACGCCTACATCCTGCCGTACAAGGACAAGAGCGGCAAGATGCTCGCGCAGTTCCAGCTCGGCAAGAACGGCATGCTGGAGCTGGTCAAGCGCAGCGGCCTGGTCTCCACCATCCGCACCCAGTGCGTCTACGAGGGCGACGACTTCGACTACTACGAGGATGAGGGCGGTCTTCACTTCCACTACCGACCCAACCTCGAAGCTCCCCACGGAGAGGCCAACCTCAAGCTCGTCTACCTGTCAGCCCACATGAAGGACGGCGGCAGCGTCTTCCTCGCCATGAGCAAGAACGAGGTGGACGAGATCAAGAAGCGTTCCAAGGCCCAGAGCTTCGGCCCGTGGAAGACCGACTACGAGGCCATGGCCGAGAAGACCGTCATCCGCCGTGCGTTCAACCGTGGCCTGCTACCCCGCTCCGTCGAGGTGGCCCGCGTGGTGTCCCAGGACGAGACAACGCCCGAGATCTTCGACGAGGACGGCCAGCGCATCTTCGGCTACGAGGAGGTCGCGGACGAGGCCGAGGTCGTCGAGGTCCCCGAGAACGTTGACCCCGCGACGGGCGAGGTCGTCGATGCCTAGCGGCGTCGATTTCACCGAGATACAGAGGATGGCTCCGGAGTTCACCGAGGCTGTCGGCAGGGACAAGGAGGGGGCCAAGCGCCTCCTCCTCCTTTATGCGGGCGTAGACCGCCTCAAGGACCTCACCGAAGTCCAGGCAAGGGACGTCGAGGGCTACATGAGGTCCGTCATCAAGCTCCACAGAGAGAGGAACAAATGAGCATTAATCGTGTGAATATCAGCGGCAATCTCACCCGCGACCCAGAACTTCGTGCCACATCTGGCGGCGCTCAGGTCTTGAGCTTCGGCGTGGCCGTGAACGACCGCGCCAAGAACCAGCAGACTGGCGAATGGGAGGATCGCCCCAATTTCATCGAATGCACCATGTTCGGCACCCGCGCCGAGAAGCTGGCCCAGTACCTACACAAGGGCATGAAGGTCGCAATCGAGGGCAAGCTCCACTACTCCCAGTGGGAGAAGGACGGGCAGCGCCGAAGCAAGCTCGAGGTCATTGCCGAGGAGCTTGAGTTCATGTCCCGCCAGGACGGTGGCCAGCAACAGACGCAGCAACAGCCACGGCAGGGCGTTCATATGCCTGCTGTTTATGAAACCGACATCCCGTTCTAGGGGCAAGCCGTGCCAGAGGTGAAGCGATGCGGGCAGTGCGGAAAGCTGCTGCCCATATCCGGGTTCCACAAGAAGAACAGCAAGGACGGGCACCAGGCCATGTGCCGCTCATGCAAGGCGGAGTACGGCAGGGCCGGGTGCGTCATGAACAAACCCAAGAGAAAGAAGGTAGCGCATCATGCCTAGCACACTCCCAACCCAGACCGCCGAAGACCTCGCCAAGTTCCAGCGCAAGGCCATGGAGGCCCGAATCCGCTACGCCGAGACCAAGCAGCAGCTCAAGCACGGCGAGCGCTCGCTCAAGTCCGTCCTGGACGACGATGACTTGCAGCGCATGCGAGTCCGAGACGTCATCGCCGCCCTGCCAGGCATGGGCAAGAACAGCACCGAAAAGCTCATGGACAAGATCGGCATCGCCAAGAGCCGCCGCATCTCCGGGCTCGGTGCTCGTCAGTACAAGGCCCTCCTCGACAAGTTCGGCGAGTAATGGAGACCCGCACTTGCGAGCAGTACGTGCTCGGCGAGCTTGAGTACTACAAGGGGAAGTGCGAGGAGCTTGAGGACGAGCTCGCTCTGGTAACTAGCCAGTGCGAGCTTCTTCAGGCCAACCTCGACGCGCTCCTAAAGAGGGGAGGGGACTGAGTGAAGGTCGGTCAGAAATGGTCTCCCGTTGAGGATGAGGTCATCCGTCGATCATACGAGTCAGTCCCGACAAAAAAGATAGCCGTTGCGCTTGGCCGCTCTGTCGCCGGTGTGCGCAACAGGGCCTCGATGCTGGGCGTCAGGCGCGAGCGCCCGTGGACCGAAGATGACGACTGCGCCCTCACGCAAATGAGCGGGTTTGTCCCAGACGACGTGATAGCCGCCTTCCTGAAAAGGACCAACGGCGCTGTTGTGGCCCGAAGGAGGCACTTGAAGGCCCTCGGAACTGCGATCAGGCCAGGGCTCAGGAGGGGTTCGCATGGGTGATTTCAACCTGCCCGACAACTGCACCGCATCGCAGGTGGACGCCGCCCACGGCGAGCCGGACCGCGACCGCGTGTGCATGTGGTGCCGCCACTGCATCGAGGAATGCTGCGACATGGGCATCTGCGACGTGAAGCTAAAGAGCGAGCCGCAGGACTTCGACTCGTGGATGGATGTCGTGGACCACATGGAAGACGCCCGCGTGGACATGCAGGTGGACTCCTGCGCGTACTGGAAGGAGTGCTGATGGAGGCGACATGGCCGCTGACCCACAACCGAAGGCCTTGGACTGAGGTGCAGGACGACGTGCTGCGCGAGGCCTACGGCAAGGCGCCCGTGGAGCGCATCGCAAAGGTGCTGGGGCGCACCGTCTCGGCGACAGTGGTCCATGCGCGCGAGCTTGGGCTCACCAAGGGATGCCGCGTGTGGACCGACGACGAGATAGACCGCCTCGCCGAGCTTCGGCAGCGCATGACGATGCGCGAGGCGTCGGAGCTGATGGGGCGCTCCGAATGGGCCTGCCAGCGCAAGGTGCTGGACATGCGCAAGGCGGGAGACGAGCGGTTCAAACGGATTAGGAAAAGGAGAGGCGAATGACCAAGGAGTTCGACGAGAGGAACATGGCCAAGTCCCGCAGGGTGTGCGCCGCGATGGAAGAGGTGGCGAACAGCATGCGCCGCTGCGGCGAGGTGCGAAATAGCTGCGACATAACTGCGAAATCAACTGCGAAGCCCGACAACGTGTCCCATCCCGCCCATTACACGGGCGGCGGCATCGAGGCCAAGGACGCGCTCAAGGCCGCGATGGACGGCAGTGAGCTGTCGCCGATGGCCTCCTACTGGTGGGGCTGCGCATTTAAATACCTGTGGCGGTGGACGAGCAAGAACGGAATTGAAGACCTGCGTAAGTGCAGGCAATGCATCGACTTTCTGATCGAGGAGGTGGGCGAATGACCCGCGTGAAACTGACCAGCGTCCGTACGTTCCCACACGTAGCGCCGAACAAGGCACAGGCGCTCAAGGTGCTCGAGGAGGCGGCTGAGGTGGTCGAGGCGTGGAAGGACTACCGCGACTGCGTCCCGTTGGGCTTCAAGAGAGGATTGCTTGAGATGACGATCGACGAGATCGCCGACACCATCCAGGCGTGCTGCAACTTGGCCGCAGCGCACGGCGTGACCGACCTCACGCCGTACCTCGCGCGATGCGAGGAGAGGAACAGGAAGAGGGGACGTTATGAGTGAGAAGTTGATTGGAACGGCGAAGTTCCAAAAGATCAGAAACGACTTGTTCTGGACTTTGATGAAATACGAGCTCCTAGATGACGGCAACAGCCGTTGGCTCGACCTTAAATGGACCGGCTACAACGACGACGCGTGGTGGACGAAGTGGAGCAAGGAGCAAGACACCGTCTGCAAGGATGACCGAGTGTTCCGCATCGACTTCGAGACGTGCGACGTCTACGAGGTTTTCGATGGGAGGGCGCTATGAGTGAGAAGCGGCGGTTCTGCGCCGACTGCATCCACTTCGCGCCTTGGCCTGAGCGGGTGAGGCAGTACGGGTGGATGACCGAGGCGTTCCCGTCCTTCCCACTCTACGCCTGCATGGCTGACGGCTGTAACGCCAAGGCGGTGTCGCCGTCGTTCTCGCTCGAAGACAGGGAATGCATCGCATTCGGATGCCCGTACTTCGAGCGCGGGGACAGAAGCGAACACTACAAGGAGGTATGACGATGGAGCACATCGTTCAATTTGGAATCAACCTCGACGACGCGGCGATCGCCGAGGCGGTCAAGCGAGACGCCTACAAGGAGGTCATCAAGCAGCTGACGGACGAGGCGCGCAAGTCGCTGCCGAAGAAGTGCGCCTACGGCTGCTACAGCAAAGGGGAGGTCGATTGGCGCGGCATCATCGACAAGGAGGTCGAGAAGAGGGTCGGCGCGATCATCGACGAGAAGGCCGACGAGATCGTCGACATGGCGGTGAAGCGCGTCTACGACTCAATCACCCGCCGCAAGCCCTTCCGCGAGGCGTGCAAGAAGATGGACATCATCTTCGACGGGCTTGGCGGTGATGACGATGGCCGAGCTTAGACCTTGCCCGTTCTGCGGCCACCACGGGTCGCGCCTTATGAGCCGCACCGAGTACCGGAGGAACGCCGAGGGGCTGACGGCGGAGGTCTACGAGCCCGACGTCGGCCTCGGATGCGGCGGGCACTACCGCGAGGTGCCCATGCTCGACTTCCGTCACGTGTTTTACTGCCGGTGCAACAAGTGCGCCGCTCGATCCCGGCCGGTGAGGACCGACTGGCATGTGCGCACGCAGGAGGAGGCCGACGAGTTCTCGCCATACAGCAACGACAAGCTCTGGGGGTTCGAGCCGGAAAGCGGGTGGGCCGAGCCGTGGCGCGATATGGCAATAGAGGCATGGAACCGAAGGGATGGTGAAGCCGATGCAGACGCTTAAGCCCTGCCCGTTCTGCGGAGGAGAGGCAATTCACAGTGATGGGCATGGTGAGCCGATGATCCGGGTGAGCCATAAGCGCGGCTGCTTCCTCGGCACGTTGGCCATTTGCAACAACGATGAAGCTGTCGAGGCGTGGAACAGAAGGGACGGTGAGCGCGATGCCGACTGACAAAGAGCGCCGCGAGGTCGCGGAGAATCTGCGAAACCTGACCATCGGCCGCTCCATCCAGTACAAGGAGCAGTTCTTCGACGAGCTTGCCGAGGTGGTGGTCGGCTTCGAGGACTACCACGACTTCTACGTTGTCCTCGAAAAGCTCACCGACCTCATCGACCCGACCGACGAGACGTGCGAGGCCGAGCTGACCGACACCGTGAGGACGCGCGGGACCGTCAAGGTCTACGAGTGCTCCAAATGCGGCAAATCATGGGAGCAGGTGTGGGCGGACGATTTCACCTTCTGCCCCTATTGCGGAAGGAGAATCGAGCATGCCGACTAACGACGAGCGCCGCGAGGTGGCGGACGGTCTGCGCCGTCAAGTGAAAAGGCTCGGCCCTCAGATGGACGCGCATGAGTTCGCGCACTACGGGGCCGACGTCATCGATTCCGACAACGAGATTCTGCGCTGGGACCAGATGATGCTTCGACTCGCCGACCTCATAGAGCCGGATGAGCGGACGTGCCGAGTGGTGACAGAGATGCGGGCACTCAGCCAGACGCAGGACATGCATACCAAATCCTGCTCATCATGCGGCTACGTGTTCGGATCTGAGCAGCACCGCCAACTGCTGCCGGGACTTGGCGAGAGGGTCGCCATTAAACCTGTTAGGATTCCTAAATTCTGCCCGAACTGCGGTGCGAGGGTGGTTCCCGATGAGTGACTTCAATCTGCTCGTCTGGTTCTACGCCATGCGCGTGAAGCTCGGTTTTGCGTTTCTTGCGATTGCCGCTTCTGGCATCGCGCTCGCCGCTCTCGTGGTGCTCGCATACAAGGCTGGTCGATGGTTCCAGGAGCGAATCTGGGGCGAGCACGACTGGGGTGACGACGATGCTTAACGAGCAGGTGATCGCCGACAACCACGCCCTGATTGCCCGCAACCGCGAGCTTGAGCGCGAGCTGGCCAGCCTCAAAGCCAAGCTGGGAGCCGTGTCCAGAATCGCGGACAAGTACCACGACAAAGCATCGACCATCCTTGAGAGCTGGCGCGAGGACCCCATGGGGGGCACCGATCTCGGGCGCTTCTATGCCTTCGAGCAGATGGTCGGTGAGATAAGGGAGACACTGGAATGAAAGACAGCCTAAAGGACATCCTCGAGGACTTGGACGAGGTGTTCTGCTTCGACCCCGAAGCCACGTACCAGTCCCGCGCGCACGATTACCTCAACCGATACGAGGTTCCGCGCACGTTCAACGACACTGCGGTTCAGCGCGTCGTGCATCATCTGGTTTCGCGCGCCGCCTCGCTCTCGGACCCCGATACGGACCTCAAAGGCCGCATGGTCGAGGAGGCAACCCGCCTGCTCGAGCTCGCCCGGGACATGGAGGGCTGACATGGCCGACAACTACATGATCTCGAGGGCCGACCTGCTCCGTCTCGTCGCCCTCCTACAGCGCCGAAGCATCGGGGTGAAGTACGTGGGCAACCGCCTTCGGGTCACTGAGGCGCGCGCCGATTCATACGTCGTGAGCGACTTCACGTTCCGACCAGTGGGGAGGATCGTAGATGGCAGGTGATGTAAAGATCAGCTACATCAACCTTCCCGTCACGTTCGACCAGGCGCTCGACGGCATCGCGTACGACCATGGGGAGCAGGGTCTTGGCAAGGCCCTGCGCCTCCTCTGCACGTGCGCTTCCCAGCAGTCCAAGCCGCCCAGGTACATGCTCGACGTCACGGGCGAGAAGGGCTGGAAGCTCCTCGCGGGGCGTCTCCGGTTCGACGGCGTGAGGGATTGCATGGACTTCATCTCGGACATGCGGGCGGAGGGCCTGTGCGAGATCGTCAGCGACGGCGGCAGGGAGTACCTTGGGTGCCCCATCGTCTCGGATTGCGTGGATGCGTACAAGGGCAAGAGCGAGCGGGCCAAGAACGCCGCCAAGGCAAGGTGGAGCAAGAAGAGCGAGGTAGAGGGCGGGGAGTCCGAGTAGGGCACCCGCCCTTTTTTTGTTATGCATACGCATATGCCGACGCACATGCTTACGCATATGCACATGCATTGCATACGCATATGCATCCGCAATGCGGACGCAATGCCATAGATTGATAGATAGATAGATAGATAGATAGATAGATATCGGCCCCCAGTCGGAGTGGGAAACCCTATCCTGGGGATTGTTGATAACCTGTTGATAACCTGTTGATAACATGTGGACAAGTAAGGTACGATGCAGCCCTAAAGCCGTTCGGGTTTGACGCGCAGGGACCGCAACCCTGGCCCGTGCGGAAGTGCGATGGACCGGCTATCTACGTGAACGGTGAAGCGCGGAGTCAGGCCCGCAGGGACGCCCCGGGCAATCCTCTAAAGCAAAACCCCCACCGGGATTTGAACTGCCTCCCATTTCTTGGACAAGGAAATAGAAGTCCGAGAGATGGGAGGCCTTCTCA